GACACTTAGTAATACCTGATACTCAGATAAAACCAGAACATCCTATTGACCACATGGTTTGGGCAGGACGCTACGCTGCCGCTATCAAACCTGACACTATCATACATCTGGGGGATCACTGGGACTTTCCATCGTTATCATCATACGATGTGGGAAAGAAGTCGTTCGAAGGTAGGCGTTACTCTGCTGACGTAGAGGCTGGCAACGAGGCTATGCAGGTGTTCATGGACTGCATTAGGGCAGAGCAGTCTCGTATGCGCAGGATGAAGAAGAAGGTGTGGAAGCCTCGCATGATCTTTACTCTTGGCAATCACGAACAACGTATCGAGCGTGCGGTAGAAAATGATGCCAAGCTGGAAGGACTGATGAGTTATGAGGATCTCAATCTCAGGGGCTGGGAAGTATATCCGTACCTTCAGCCGATTATTGTGGACGGCATTGCTTATTGCCACTTTTTCACTAGCGGTGTCATGGGCAGGCCAGTTACTAATGCAAAGCTACTGCTCCAAAAGAAACATATGTCATGCGTCATGGGACACGTACAAGACAGAGACATTGCCTTTGACAGAAACGCAGCAGGAAAAAGAATGACAGCCTTGTTTGCGGGTATCTACTATCAGCATGACGAAGAGTACCTGAACCCTCAGACTAACGGATCATGGTCTGGGCTGTGGGTATTCAACGAAGTAGACAACGGCACGTTTGATGAGATGCCTGTGTCTATGTCCTATTTACGGGGGAAGTACGGTGCTAACTCTTGACGAAATACTGGAACGGATAGCTAAACGCTACGATGAAGTAACCATCATGGAGGCGTTGGAGATTACATCCGAAGAGTTGGTTGAACGGTTCGCTGACAAGGTGGACACTAACAGTTGGAAGTTTGATTTAGAGGAGCAAGATGTCTATTAACGAAGCAACACCAGAACAGTGGGACAAAGCTAGTACTACAGTGTACGGTAAATTGTACCACCCTCAAGACCAACACCCCATCAAGAAACAAGTAGGTGGCGATCACTACAACCGTTATGCTATTCAACCCGTAGACTTCATCATTGCCAACAACCTTGATTGGTGCGAGGCCAATGCAGTGAAGTACATTACGAGGTGGAAGGATAAGAACGGAGTAGAGGATATTAAGAAAGCTATCCACTATCTTGAGATACTACTGGAACGTTTACAAAATGAAGATAGTTGAAGGTAAGTTCGGTAAGAAAGAAGACGCAGGTGTTAAAACATCTGAGTTCCTAGCAGCCTTGGCTATACGTAGCAAAGAACACGAAGACGAAGGTAGACCAGTTAAGTGTGTTGTTGTTATGTATGAAGATGGTGAAGTGTTTGAACTAACAGCCACCGAACAATACCCTGATGGTGTATACTTACTACTTGGCCTAGCTAAAGCAGCAATAGAAAACGAGACACTAGGAATCACATAGTGAATGGAAAGCCCCTGCATAAAACAATGTAAGCTAGTCAACGATAAATGTTCAGGGTGTCACAGAACGAAAGAAGAAATTATTAATTGGACAAGATACACAGACCAACAAAGGAGTAATATCATTGGACGCATATCAACAATACATACACAAGTCCCGCTACGCACGATACCTACCAGAAGAACAACGTAGAGAAACGTGGGAAGAAACAGTCAACCGCTACGTTAACTACTGGGTAGACCGCGCTGGACTAAATGACTTTGATGTATCAGAGATATCTAAAGCTATCCACGATCTAGAAGTAATGCCATCTATGCGAGCACTGATGACCGCAGGAGAGGCACTGGATCGTGACAACGTAGCAGGGTTTAACTGTAGCTACTTACCTATTGACCACCCAAAAGCATTTGACGAAATGATGTATGTCCTGATGTGCGGTACAGGCGTAGGGTTTAGTGTTGAACGGCAGTACATAGCGAAGCTGCCAGAAGTAGCGGAGACATTCCATGAAACCGACACAGTTATTAATGTTGCAGATTCGAAGATCGGATGGGCGAAATCGTTTAGGGAGTTGGTATCACTGCTGTACTCAGGTCAAGTTCCCGGATGGGACGTTAGCAGAGTTCGACCTGCAGGTTCCACACTCAAGACTTTCGGAGGCCGTGCAAGTGGTCCTGAACCTCTCATCGATCTTTTCAAGTTCACAGTTGAGCTCTTTCAAGGAGCAGCTGGACGACGCCTTACGTCCATTGAATGCCACGATCTTTGCTGTAAGATTGCTCAAATCGTCGTTGTCGGAGGAGTCAGGCGAAGCGCCCTCATCAGTCTCTCCAACCTAACGGATGATAGGCTACGTCGCTGTAAGCATGGACAGTGGTGGGTTGATGAACCACAACGTGGGCTGGCTAATAACTCTGCTTGTTACACAGAGAAGCCAGACTTTGAAGCATTCCTGAATGAGTGGACTAGTCTGTATGAATCACGATCTGGTGAACGAGGTGTCTTTAGTCGAGTGGCAAGTCAAAAGCAAGCTGCAAGAAACGAGCGACGAGATGCTACCTATGATTTTGGAACTAATCCATGTAGTGAAATCATCCTCAGACCCTACCAGTTCTGCAACCTATCTGAAGTTGTTATCAGGCCATCCGATACGCTCGCTAACCTCAAACGAAAAGTACGCATTGCGTCTATCCTTGGAACTTTACAGGCTACCCTCACAGACTTCCGATATCTCAGAAACGTCTGGCGAGTAAACACAGAGGAAGAAGCACTACTAGGTGTTAGTCTTACTGGTATCATGGATCATCCTGTACTATCAGGACGAGAAGACAAAGCCAAACTTAAGAAGTGGCTAACGGAGATGCGTAATGAAGCTATCGTCGCTAACGAGCACTGGGCTAAGAAACTTGGCATTAACCCTTCTGTCGCTATTACTGCGATTAAGCCTAGCGGTACTGTTAGTCAGCTGGTCGATAGCGCTAGTGGTATCCATCCTCGTTATAGCTCGCAGTACATTCGACGAGTACGCGCAGATGCTCGTGATCCACTATGCAGCGTGTTAGAGGCCGCTGGTGTGCCTGTGGAGGATGACCTAATGTCCCCTAGTACTAAGGTATTCTCCTTTCCTATTGCGTCTCCTGAAGGCGCTGTGACAGCCTCAGACATGGGTGCTATGGAGCAGTTAGAACTATGGGAAATATATCAGGACTACTGGTGTGAGCATAAGCCATCAATGACTTGCTACTACCGTGATGATGAGTTCCTTGAGGTAGGACAGTGGTTGTACAACAAGTTTGATAAGGTGTCAGGTATCAGCTTCTTGCCTTACTCAGATCACACATACCAACAAGCACCATATGAACCTGTTGATAAGAAAACTTACAACCAGTTAGCTAAGGACTTTCCGAAAGAAATATCGTGGGATATAGAAGAGGCCAGCGATATGACTGAAGGGTCACAGCAACTGGCCTGCACAGGTAACAACTGTGAGTTATGACATAAACAGGATAGAGTAACCATCCCTTTTGCCTGCGTCCTCTGGCTTGTCCTTTGGGTCATGGGACGTAGGTATTCCTTCAGCCTGCATCTTCTTGATGCGCTCTTTAGAACGCTGACACATACTGTGATAGTCGATAGATGTATAAGATACTGTGTGTTTATCGTCGTTCATTAGTCTTCCTTAAGCGCCGCTCTTAATTCATCTCCACCCGGAATGCTCCTGAGTGTCTCATAGTTAGTAGGTCTTCCTGCAACTAAGTCTGCTGCGTCTTTTAGCAAGTTGCCAATTAAACCAAAAGGTGGGATAAAAGAACTTACCATGTAATTTAGAGGGTCTTTACTAAACTCTCTGTTTGCGTACGGTGTTCCTAATTTACCAAAAGTAGCTACCTGAACAGGCTGTGACAGAGTATCTAGTATTACTCCTTCTGCTGTTGGTATTCTATTTTCGTCACCAAGCATTGCTTGAGGGATTCCTCGCATCTGGTTAATGATGCCATAACCTAAACCAGCAAACATCATGTACCTAGCAGCAAAGTTTCCTGCGTCTTTCCACTTTCCTTTCTTGATGTTTTGAATCAATCCTTGCCGCATAATTTCTGACTGCTTAATGGCAAAGCCAGTAAGTGCGTACGCTGGTCTCAACCAAGGAGTTCTAAGATAGCTTAGAGGTCTACCTGCTGCTGATATAAGCTGTTGTTCACCAAGCCTAGAGAAAGACATACGCAGAACTATCTCTGCTACATCTTCAGGCATTTCATCCAGAGACTTACCAGAAACAAGACTCTTCCTAATCTTTGTAAGTTCTGCAGGATTAGCGTACACCTCTAGTTCGTCAAAGTATTTATTACCTTGTTTAGCTAACTCTCTAAACTTATTCAGAGAAGAACGAATAATTATTCCTTTACCAATTCTATCTGCCGCCTGAAAACCTGATGCTTTAAAAGCAATGTCTTGGTACCAAGATGAGAAATCATCAAACAAAGAAGATTCCATAGTGGCGTCAAAGCCAGCTTGGAACTCGCCAATGTTCTTAGAGTTGTTACCGATACCAAACTCTCGTATGTCCATGCCTTCTCTGTCCATCATTGCTTTTAGAGTAGGCTTAACTCCGTTCTTAACCATAGCAACAGCGGCGTCGTGTAAGTTCAAGAAAGCAGAATCAAACTGACCAAGCGTTCCTCCGTATCCGTAACGCATAAGCTGTTGAAGCCAAGCAGCAGGTGCACTTCGAGAACCTACAAAAGTACTGTGGGCAAGGTCTGATACTAAATCACCTACTTTTTCAGACCCTGCTTGCTTTGATATTGTTTTCGCTAATTGATTAAAGAACACACGAGAGTCATCACCGATAGACAAAGCAGGTCTTACTCTAAAAGAATTAGATAACTCAAGAAGTGTCTGCTCGCTAGCTATCCTGTTGACTTGCTCAATGATAGGATTAGCATATTCATCTAGCTGTTCTGGGCTCATTTCTGAAGCCAGACCACGAGTTCTCTTTTGTGCGCCTTCTATTGTAGTAGCGCCTGCTTTTCTTTCAGGAGCAAAGTCAAACTCTTGCTCTGCCTTCTTAGTTCCACTGGCCCAAAAAAGTTCATCTTTCAGTACGTCCTCACGGTAAATCTTAGAGGCAACAGATTGGTGCTTTCTGCTATCCGCTATTAACTGTTTAAACAGGGCGTTAGCTTCTTTAGTTAAACTACTAGAAGCAGAACTAAACAACTCCTTTAGCATCGCTTGTGCTTGTTCTGGAGATTCTGCTGTTCTTAAGTCCAAGAACTGAGCCTTTATGTCTCTTTGCTCTGCCCACTCTGTTAATTCTGAGAAGTCGTTCTGTGTCTTTTTATCTAGGTACCTCGCTAAGAAAAGTTCAGACTTTCTTGCTGCAGTTTCAAAAGAAGTTTCAAACAGTTTACCTGCTCTATCTCCTGCTACATGGGAAACTAGAGAAGATACTGGACGCCAACCGCGAGCAAAAGATGCTTTTATAGAACGCTTCTTACTTAAATCTGTAGCGGCTCTTAAGTCTATGTCGTATACTCCACGCATAGAATCAAGGTCGTACTGCATTAAGTCTTCAAACAGAGCAGTCTTTCGGTATCTCTGTGGAAGAACAACCTGTTTGATTGTCTCTTCAGAAACACCAGCACTTCTGAGTTCTTGTTTAATAAACGCACGACGCTCTGCTGTACTTCCTCCAACAGCAGGAGCAACAGGCGCGTCTTCAAGAGCCATCTCAAGAGTGTTAAGGTTAACCACCTCCTTTTCTAAAGCTGCTTGTGCTTTAGTAATGCGTCCCTCGCTTCCAGATTCTATAGCAGAACGTAGTCTGTCTTCTGCTTTATCTATACGAGCAGTAATCTTGTCCCACTCTTCCCCAAGTTTTTTCATCTTGGTTTCGTATTCAGGAAGAACCTTGTTCTTATATTCTTCGTACTCTTGAAACTTAGGACGAGAAACTTCTACGTCATAACGAAGAGCCGCATCATCAGCAAACTCTTTGATGCCTTCTTCTGTCTCTAAATCAAACCCTCGTTTTGCTGCAGTAGCTACGTTAGTAGCAACCGCTGTTTCTGTCATACCAAGACCAAGAATATCTTGAACAGCAGAAGACAACTTAGATGGATCTCTAGTTACAGGAATGAACCCAGCACCTAAAGGCACTGTTTCTCCTATTCCTCTAACTACACCAGCTACTTCACGTTCTTCCATGAACGTTTGATCTGGGTCAAGTCTAGGATCAATCTTACGAAGCGCCTCTCTTCCAGTAGGTACGTCAACTCCTGTGGTTCTCTCAATAAGCTCAGTAACAGGAGAAGCAACAAACGTAGCTACATCAGCAACAGCACCTACACCAGCAGCAGACATCTCTTGAACACCTTCTAGTAAGTTTTCTAGAGGAGTGTCTTGTGAACCTTCAAAGCGACGTTGAGCAACCTGACGTTCTTGCTCTGCTACTTGCATTTCTCTTTCTAGAGCTTCACGTTGAGTTATAACGTCTTCTTCTGGTGGAACATCAGGTGCTCTTTCTTTAATACCAAAGTAAGCCCTAGCTTTTTGCCTAACTTCCTCAGCGCTTAAAGACTCATCAACCCTGATCTTCTGTATAGTTCCATCAGGAAGTCTAATTTTTTTAATTACTTTTGCCATGAATAAAAGCTCAGTTATTAAAGGTCAATTACGTCGTCGTCTTCAGTATCTTCGCTAGGTGTTACTGCTGTTTCGCTGTTAAAAGATTCTAGCTGTGCTTGATAGTCTGCAATTTGATTACGGATTCCTTGCTCTATTTTCAGAGAAGCTAATCGAACAGCTTCTGCTTCTATTACTTCATTTTTAACAAACACACCACCAACATTTTTTCTTGCTTGTGGCATTTGCTCATCAACTTGATTACCTGTTGGAGAAATCCTAGTGAGTTCTTTTTGTAGTTGTGTTATTGCACTTTCGATGTTTCGTTTTGCAGACCGTCGCTCTAAAACTTCTCTTTGTTTAAAGCCAGAAACATCGTCACTCAAAGAATCTAAGAGTCTTTCAGCGTTCTTTTTTTCTCCCGGATTCCACGTTTCCCCTTTATCAAAGTTAGGCTCCATAGCCTTAATATCTTCTAGTCGCTGATTATAGTCTTCTCTAAGACCTTCATCAGATATAACATCTACTCGTTCTTGCAGTGTGCTTGTAGGCAAAGGAGCACGCGCCATATCTGCTTTCTCTTGTCGCTCAAGTTGATAATCTTCTTTCTTCTGTCTATCTAACTCTAGCTCATCCATAAGAGAACCAAAGCCTGCTTCTGTTGCTGCTTTAACAAACTTCTCTCTGTTCTCAGGTTTTACTTTATAATAAGCATCAGAAAAACCTTGCTCTCTTTTTTCGAGTATAGCGTTGTTTTCAGCTTCAGTTCTACCTGTTATTTTGCTGGCATCTAATCCAGCACTTGTAGCAACACGCTCCATAACAGACTCAATTTGATTAGCCTTAGCAATATTTCCTTCTTGAACTGCGCGTTGCCTTTCGAGGTCTAACTGATTCAGAGATTCTTGAGTACGTCCTTGTACAACCTGTTGCTTTGCTTGTCGAGCCTTTAGTATTTCAGTAGGATCTCCTGTTTGCAAGGCCTGCTGTTCAGCCATGCTTGCTAAATCAACAGGACCCATTCCTTGCATACGCTGCATCTGCTCTTGACGGCGTTCCTGCATAGCCATAATACCCGGAGTTTGCCCAACACCACGAGCAGCCTCAAACAAACCTTGCTGGTAGCTAGGCTGGAGGAGTCCTTGTAAAAATGCTTGTGAAAATCTAGCCATGATTATTGAACTCCTTAAGGACCAAAATATTCGTCAAAAATATCTAA